AATTGCCGTAACCAAAACCCCATTTCCAAACCAAAGCCATTTATTATCATACCATTTTGGCTTTACTAAATCAATTGATTTATTTAGTAAAATATTTTGTTCTTCTAATAGAGATATCTGTGTATTTTTGTTTTCTAGTTGATTTTTATAAACCAAATATCCTTCTTTATATAGCGATATTAACGAATCTTGTGATTTTATAATATCCGCTTTATATCTCACTGAATCTTTTATTAATTGTATTTTATTAGCTAATAAAAGTATATCACTACGCGAAAAGCAATAGGATGAATCTAATTGTTGTGAATACATCCCTATAGAAGAGAATATAGTAATTATTGTTATAAAAACCAACTTCATTTTTTATTCCATGATAAATTTATTTATATATTGATACGCGTCCGAACTATTTTTTATTTCGGGAGTTTTATATACTATAAAACTTTCTTTTACTTTTACAACTTTAACCTCTTGATTTTGTATTAAGTTTTCCATGGTAATGGCTACTATACTTAGGCTATCACTTTTTTTCTTATAAGTAGTTAACGATTTTTGTAAGCTATCTATGGTGCATTGATTTTGTTTTATTTTTTCATCTTGGGTAATGTTCATGTAGACAGTATATCCGATAATACCACCTATTAATAAAATCAAACTCAGGATTAATATTATTTTATTTTTTGTATGCATTATTTCTTAGAATATGTTGAAACAAATTTTGCTTTTCCACGTGATGTTGATCCATGTTTACGTTTTCGTATAATGGCACTACGTTTTTGTTTTGCTGACATTCCGGCTGCCTTTGCAGCTGGAACGCACTTAGGGTACCTTCGTTTTCCTGATCCGCGTTCTTTTTTACCGGCAGATGCACCACATGGAGGATGACTACCTGATTTTGTTTTTCTAGATATATCAACCCATTTCTCTTTAAACCATTTTTTTAATCCAGAAGAACCTTCTGTAATTAGAATAGTTTTAAACTTATTATATAAAAATATTTTATCAGCGTGATTCATTTTTATCCTTTTTTTAATAAATATTAAGATGTATTTAAATAACACCGATCCAAGGAATTGGCGGCGATGGTATAGGACCGGTTGGACTTGCAATCAATCCAGAATACGTACCAGATATTGTTTTTGAATGCGATTGAAAACCTTGACTTATAATTGACGCGGCATTTGATGCATCCTTGGATGTAAATGCTGTTTTAAACGCAATTGATAAAATACCAGGTACACCAGGAAATAAAACTATAGTACCAAATAATGGAGCAATTGTCGGTGGTGTGGGTGGGGTTGCTGCAAACTTAGCTGTTAACCAAAAAGAAATAAACGTATATTCTAAAAAAATATAAGGGACCATTGCTATATTTAAATTATCAACATAACTTTTAAATGAATTTATTTTATCAGTTAATTGATTAATTTCTTGGTCGCCACTGTCTTTTAATTCTTTTATACTTTTATTTATATCCTGTATTTTTGGTTTAATTGCAGTTTTTAAAAATGGATGCAACGTATCAGGTACTTTGATTTCTTCTGGGGTTTCTGATTTAACCGTTTCTAAAAATTGTATCAATTCATTTAGTGAATTACGCAATCTTTCTAAATTGGTTTCAATGTTTTTATTAAAATCTAAGAATAATTTTATAGCTAATTTAACTGAATTATAATTGCCATATACTAATGGCTGGCCAAACGATGTTGTAGCAAGGTTTAAGGTAGACCTTGAAAAAGCAGAAGAGAATTTATCAGCAAAGTCAGAAAAATCAGTAGATTGTTTTAACTTTAAAATAGATTCCAATTCATTTTGAAATATGGTCCACGTTGCCGCCATTATGTTTTATCGATTGCGCCCTTACCACTTCTAGGCCATCCAAATCTACATGACCAGTATCTTGCCTTATGCCTAGGACCAGGTGTATCACAGTTATGTCTTGCTCTAAATGCGGCTCTGCGCTCTGGGTTGTTTTTCTTTATACGCATAGTTTTTTTACCACCCTGTCCCTTATGCCCGAAATTCACTTTTACAACATTTCCATTTGGATTTTTTACATATACTGAAAATTTTTTAGGACCACCTGGTGTTCTAAATGGTTTACCCAATTTAACTTTTCTACCGCGATATTCTGCTTCCTGTATAATAGATTCGTTTATAGTTGTATTTTTACCAAAATATACATCTAAAATATTATCGTATTGATCAGTGGTATAGCCAATCACCTCTAAAACTTCATTTGTTTTCCTGTACCCACCACCAGCGGCTTTATACGCCTTAACAACTGCAGCCGATGCATAAGCAGATGGCCATACTTTAAATTTACTTTTAATCCTAGATTTTATTCTATTATAAAGTTTTTTATTACTAGGTACATTTTTTTCTTTTATAGTTTCCATATTAGCTCTTTGAAAATAATTGAATTAACATTGTTAATATTCCACCTAAAAATAACCACAAAAATTTTACTGTGTTATCTTTAAATCCAGATATTTGTCTATAATTGATATCTAAATTTTCCAATTCTTCTAATGTAGATTCAATTTTAGCAATTCTATCTTTTTCTAAATAATTCAGTTTGTCTTGTAATTTGTTTATTCTTACAATTATTCCAGTTTCTGGATTTAATATTTCTTTTTTAATATCAGTTATATCTGATTTTAAATCAGACATTTTTACTTTTATTTCATCAAGTATAGAATTTTTTAGTTCTTTTACATCATGTATTAATTCTTGTATATCTTGGTTATTGTCCATGTTATTCCTCGCTATTTGGCTTTTTTGAGAATTTTTCTGCTGCAGTTGTTGCGAGTGCTATTCCAATTATAGTTAATAACCCATCAAAAATAAACTTTTCAATTGGCATTGCATACCACAAATTAGAAGCCCATGTTATTAAAACGGCAAGACTAAATACCATTCCAATGGTTCTTTTTGAACTTATATCTCCATCAACATCTGTTAGCATTTTAATAAAAAAATCTTTAACGCCATTTAACATTGTCATTCCTCCAATTTGGACAATAAATCTTGTTTAAATTTTATAAATTCTTCTTCAATTTTATTTCTTAATTCTTCTGGATCTACGTTATTTTTCCATTTTTCTACCATACCGTTAGAATTAACGAATTCCATAGATTTTGATAATTCTTCTATAACATAATTTTTATCTTTCTCTGCCTGCTCTATCCATGCTAATGCATTGTTTCTTATTTTTTCCTTTTCATACTCTTTGTACTTACCATCAACTCTCAATTTATGTTCCATTTTTAATACACAGTCAAAACACATTCCATGAACAATTTTCATTTTTTCGTCTAATCTCTTCGGCATTTCACATGTACATGTTTCTTTTGGACAGTTTTTAAATGAATGTAAATATTTATGCAGTTCTTGTTGCCAATCTTTCCCTAATTTTGAAACATATCCATCTTTTTGTTCCCATTCATTACCATCATCATCTTTCCACCTGTCACCAATATTTCTAATTTCTTTATTTGTGTTTTCCGCTGTATATCCTATTTGAATTTTATTTTGTGTTGCATGGTTTCCTTGCAACATCTGTTTTAATGATTCTACATTTATATTATTTTCATTTAAATCCATCTTAAAACCCTTTAAATTATAAATTATCTACACTTAAAAATTCAACTATTGCTTTTGTTCTTAATGTAAAATTACGACCTACTAAATCAACAGGTGTTCCATCAAAATTTCCAATTCTGAACTGTATCGTAACACCATCACCGGAGCCATCTCCAATATCCAATGCCGCGTAATTTGCATCAAACCCTATACCATCGTTTAATCTTATTGTATTTACATCTGCGATATTTGATATAACATTGCCATCCTTTTGTATAAGTATTATATCTTCCCGTATAACAGATACAATATTTCCAACTTCATCCGTTCTTCCTACCCATTTTATTTTTACACTATTTGTTGAATTACTTGGAATCTTAATATACTGAATTCCTGAACCAATTTTTACATTTGTTTTTGCACCAATCCATGTATTTGTTACTGACGAT